ATTTTAAACAACCGCATGATTGAATATGACCGTTTTTTAAATCATTTGTAGTTACAAAAGTAATATTTCCGCAATCACATAGACATTTCCATAAACGCTTTTGATTTTTATTACTTCCCGCGGAGTTAATAACTAATAATTTATTAAATTTTTGTCCTTCTAATTTATCACTTTTAGTAAAACTAAGATATTCTTTTTTATAGCAACCACAAGAATGAATTTTTCCTGTCTTTAATTCTGTTGCTTTTTCAACAATTTGATTTCCACAGTCGCATTGACAAAGCCAATAAGCACTTTTATCTTTAATAAAATTACCATTAATTCTAAATAATGGTTGGAGTCTATCAAATTTAATTGTTGAAATATCTTTTGCACGCCCGCGTTCAATTTCTTCCCATTTTTTACCTTTACAATCAATTCCTGTTTTCATTAAAATCACCTCTAATTAATTTTAATGTAAAAGAAAGACTTGACTTAGAGGAATCATTACTCATTTATTAGCTAGATAAATGCTTCTCTTCTTTTACATAATGAAGCGCTCGGCCAGAATTGAACTGGCATATGAAGTTTTGCAGACTTCCGGACAAGCCATTCTCCCACGAGCGCTTATAATCCATTACTATATAATTCCTGTAATCTTCTAATAGAATTATTTTTATCTAAATGACGTTCATGCTCATAATTATATAAAGTCATCATTGGAGCAGGAGGTTCTCCTTTTTCAGCACGATAAGCTTTAATAATTGCAACTACTCTGTCATGAAAAATTTTAATAGAATTTAATTCTTCTACACTTTTTACATAATAAGCTTTAGATGTTTCAATATCTTCTTCTTTATACTAAACAGCTAATCTGATATTTTCTTCGGCGTAATCTAAAATTTTATCAATTGTATAACTAATATCTTTTATTACTTTCATAATTAGTTCTCCTTTTAAAAATAACGTTATAATCCTCCATCCTGAACTTGAACCAGGATAATTATTATATATTATAATATGGTAGGACGTGAAGGAGTCGGACCTTCGTAACCACTTTATAAGAATGGCGCACTAACCGTTATGCGAACGTCCCATAATCACGGCGACAATATTGGGCCTCAATCCTTTATTATCACCGCGCAGAACATATTGCGGCCGGCAATATGTCCAGAAATACCTTTTTACTCTTGGTGGTATGCACCTCACCGTAACCTTCGCGCACGGATATCGGCTTTCATGACGCTTCAAGCGATAGCGTTAGAATAGGTTTTCCTTTACGACATATCTAATTGCCGAACAACTTCTTATACCATTCCGGACTAGTTCACAGGGTAAGAGAACTCCTGGCATTCACTTGGCGAATACATACTATTTCGTTTGTTTTTTAAATAGTATTAGCTCTCCACTCATTTGCATTTACTCGCGATTGTAGGGGCAAATGAGAAGCAAACCTAGGTCATAAGACCATTGGAGCCGCGCATCCGACTTGAACGGATAACCTACACATTACAAGTGTGTTGCGCTACCATTGCGCTAGCGCGGCATTAAGCAGCCCCACTGGGATTTGAACCCAGATAACCCCCTTCAGAAGGTGTTTACGGTTTTAGAGACCGGTGCATTACCGTTATGCTATAGGGCATTATTGGCAGGAGTTAAAGGAATTGGACCCTTACTTTCGGTTTTGGAGACCGTTGTGCTACCATTATCACTAAACTCCTATAACTAGTCGCTGCTTTTAGAATAACGTTTATTAGACGTTTGCCTTATCCACTTGGCTAAATACGCTGTGCGTAATATGGGATTCGAACCCATGTGTTCTATAAGAACAATTGCTGTAAGCGACTAAAATGGTAGGCTTGATGAGACTCGAACTCATAAATATCCTAGTACCTTAAACTAGTGCATATGCCAATTCTGCTACAAGCCCATATTTTTTCTCCCTTTACTTTATATAATAATTATACATTAAATTTTATTAAAAGTCAAATATTTTTTAATCTTTAATAAGCAACATGTTTAAAAATTTCTGGTTCTTCTTGCTGGAAAAAACCTTTCTTTTCATTATCCCAAACAAAATATATCCTTGCTTCAGGTATTGCACATTCATATAGTCCTGGGAAAATACAAAGAATAAATCCTGCATGATAACAAGTTTCTTGAATGTCACACCAATTTTCATTCATTGCTTGAATAGCAGTATCTAATTCATAATAAAAACCCATCTTGTCAAAACACCCAGTATCAGGATAACCAGATGGTTTGTCATTATACATCATTTCTGAATTGGGTTTTTCAAAAAGAACAATTTCAAAAATTGGATTTTGATTTATTTTATAATGGTTTTTATACCATTCAATATGTTCATAAATATCTTTTTTAGTAGTCATAAAACCTCCAAATTAAAACCGGTGTCCAACCTAAACGGTAATGCGCCACCGGTAGCACAACTACATTTCTATTATAGTTACATTTATTAAATCTTTTGCTTCTTGCTTTATTTCATCCTAATAAATATATATCGTTTCAATTTATTTGGCTTTAATAAATGCCACCCTTCCGCGCCTTGTAGCCACAGCCATATCGGGTGGATTTAGGTGTTAAGCACTCCGTAGAGGATTTGAACCCCTGTTACAAGATTCGTATTCTTGCATTCTTTCCACTGAATTAACGGAGTATATAATGGGGCTGGCGAGAGTTGAACTCGCAAAACCACGGTTCTAAGCCGCGTACCTATGCCTATTCGATTACAGCCCCAAGCGCCCACGGAAGGATTTGAACCCTCGCGCCGCTTTCGCGAACCTCGTGGTTTTCAAGACCACTCTCTTCAGCCAGACTTGAGTACGTGGGCATATAGGCGAACGGTGCAGGATTCGAACCTGCGGGCCACTTACGTGAACCTCTGCTTTTCTAGAGCAGTGCCATCATCCTCTCGGCCAACCGTCCATATGGCACCGACGGTGGGACTCTAACCCACGACTTACAATTTAGAAGACTGTTGTTCTATACATCTGAACTACATCGGCTTATTTATAATTCTAATAATCCATTTTCTATTTCCCAATGATGATTAGGACATAAAGCAATTAAATTAGAATCTTCATTAATTATTGAAATTGGAGTATCATCTGAAAAAGTAGAAATACCTTTAATATGATGAATTTCTACATGTTTATCATAACCACAAATTGCACATTTTAATTCATGAGTTTTACAAAATTTTTGCCTAGCTAATTCTCTAATTCGACTATTTACTTGATATAGTCTTTTTTCTTTTGCTTCTCCATAAGTAATTTGCGTCCAATCTGCGTAATTTGGAGAACAAGTATTACAATATTTTCTACCTGTATAATTTTCAAAACCTTCACAAATTATTGCTCCACATTTTTGACAATAATACTTTTTCTTTTGTCTATGATAATTACTATATTTAGCTGCACAACTGTGATTACAGAATTTTTTCTTCTTAATATCAGATAATGTTTGAGATTCTAAACAAAATATTGAAGCATTACAAAATAAGCAATGATTTGGATTATTATTATATTCTGTTTTAGTCATACTTATTCCTCCATATAATAACAAGACAGTTTCTTCGATTATGTCAGAATCGAACTGACGATTTTTAAATTGGAAGTTTAATGTATTATCCACTATACTAATAATCTAATTAAATTTGCTGTAACTGTCTTATTGGTGGCTAGGACTGGAGTTGAACCAGTCTTTGCGGATTTTCAGTCCGCCACATTCACCGGGTTTGTTACCTAGCCATATGTCCGATAGTAGAGTGGCAACCCACTCCGCTATCGGAGTACGTGTTTGTCACACGTCGTGCTACCCTTACGGGTATCCCATGCGCGAGTCGTAACCCTACATGGTCTTGTTGGAGCAAGTAACGGGATTCGAACCCGTGATTGCTGCTTGGCAAGCAGCCGTATTACCACTATACTATACCTGCATATGGGGCATAAGCCCCAATTATTACGGCCACTCTCCGAGGGGCTTACCTAGACCGCCCTTTAGCCAAGTAAAGGCATAACCAAGAGATGCTTCGTACTTAGTAGAAAGTAGGTCATCAAAAGCTACGGTACCAATCATAGGATTGATAGTTACAATACTTGCCTTAGCAGTAGCATCAGGAACAACTGGAGTAACAGTAGCGGCAAAGATGAAATTAGTGCCTTTTACTACCTGAGTACCAAGTAGAGCAATAGGCTCTAGCTTTGCGCCAACCCAAGCACCAAAAGCTTCATTCCAAGCATCCATCGCATTGTCGGGGATATCGGTTTGAGGATTGAGCTGTACACCACCAAGGGGTGCGCCACCTTCAACAACACGGTCAATACTTACTAGAGTATCTTCCATTGCGCCGGGCTTCTCATTAAAGACAATTACTACGATATTAGTAGTGTCGCGACCAGTAGTTAGAATTTGCTTTGCTAGTACTGCATGATTAGTGCCATTTACAACTTGCGAGCCAAGATAAGCAATAGGCTCGTATTCTGCACCAATGAGCTGGTTAGCAAGCGCGCTAAAAGCAGTCGCCACCTTTTGTGGCATACCATTAATTACAACATTTACATTCCAAGAACCTGTCATTTTTTTATTTCTCCTTATAAGGTATTTACCTACAAAGTAGGTTGGCAGGAGACGATAGAATTGAACTATCACACTTTGGGTCAGAGCCAAATACCCTTCCATTAGGTTAGTCTCCTATATTGTCGGACAGAATGGGTTCGCACCACTATCATGTCATTGCCTTTTTCAGACTACTCCTCAATAATGCTGCATCTCTTGAAGATGGTTTCTAAAAGTACGTTAACTGCTCACGTCTGTAACGCTGCCCGTCGCGACTAGCCACCAATATTTAGCGAGCTGAAGGCTAGATATACACTCAGGAAAGAGATGAGGTCATGACTCCTCTTAATGCCGTCTCCCAGTCATCATCGCGGCTTCTGGTACACGCTGACGGACTTGAACCGCCAACCTACTGGATGTAAGCCAGTTGCGCTGCCATTGCGCCAAGCGTGTATAACCGGTCATTGCTAGGGCCGGCACTATCTCCTGGCATTTTTGCTTTAGGTTGCCATCCTGTGCCTGGTTGGGTAGGTTGGATTTGAACCAAACGATTTCTGGTTTATCAGACCAGCGTACTAGACCGACTGTACTACTACCCATTACTTCCAACGCCCAAGTTCCCCACAGCGTCATTTGGCTCCTTTCGCGGCGAGCGTTTTGAAGGATAGACCCCTCGCTTCCTTGTGGTGCGCCGGGTAGGAGTTGCACCCACGGTGTTTCTAACGTGCTTGGTCTACAGCCAAGTGCCCTCGCTGCTAGGCATACCGACGCATAACTGGTGTTCAATTTATAAAACATTCTATTCTTCTTTATTTTCTAGGCACTCGAAGAATATTCAATTTTATAAATTTAGCACCAAAACCAACAATAATACAATTTCATCATTTACAAATAAAGAAATTGCTGTTTGTGCCTACCCATAATGGGAATTGGTGGGCTATCAGAGACTCGAACTCTGAACTCCTAGTTTAAGAGACTAGTACTCTAACCAATTGAGTTAATAGCCCATAATCAGTTCTTTTTCTCTCTGGCTTCGCAAGTTTCAGAAAGCAAGGTTAGGAACTGTAGCCTTGGAAGTTGCGATCTTCCATATATTTATCTACTATTAGCATTACCCAGCACTTACCGCGTGGAGGTTGTAGATTCAAGTGCTTGGAGCATAGCGGTAACGCTCCGCTCTTTCAACCTTGCAAGGGTCGTGTTCTACTTATAAACTAATGCCCCATAATACTAGACCCAATTTTTCACGTGCGTTTACCATTTTCGCCATCGCCCCATATGATGGGGCGAGTTAGATTTGAACTAACAGTTTTCGGGATTTTAAGTCCAATTTATATATTGCTGTTACAGGTCTTTAAAGCCGCCATTCGGACTTGAACCGAAACTCTGCGCATTACTAGTGCGCTGCTTTACCAATTAAGCTATAGCGGCATATTGTTGTCGAATAATTGCGCAATTATTCTAACCGATGACAACTCTCGAGCCTGTATTGGCCAGTTGGCACGCTGGAAGGCTTGTTGATTTACTTCCCGACCATCAGGGAATCGTAAGATTCTCTCTCAACCTTACATAAATATTATACCAGAATTTTTACTTAATGTCAAACAAGAATGGATTTAATAAATTTAAAATATATTTTTGATTTATTTTATTTAATTCTGTATATTTAATCTCTATTAAAGGAATACTGCTATTATAACAATATGTTCGTTTAATATTGTCTCTATTTAAACGATTTTGAAAAGTTTCATCAGTATCGCACCAACTACCACTAACTTTGTTATAATGTTGTTTACCTTGAAATTCAATTAAACAACATAATTTATTATCTTTATCAAAAATAGCAAAATCAAATGGTAAAGGGATTTTATTTTTACAATCATTGATTTTATATTGTTTTTGAAAACTAATATTTAATTCTTGTAAAATTTTAGCAATAATATATTCTCCTTTAGAATTGATACACCCACAAGAAATTTGCCCATTTTTTAAATTGCCAGAATTAACTTTAAGTTTAGTTCCACAATTTAAACAAGTACATTCATAAATAGCTAATCCAGATTGTGGCATTGAACCAATCCGTGGCCCAACTTTTAATAAATTAAAAGTTTTACCAGTCAAATTATCTAATTTTATTTGCGACATGTTCTTTTTACAACAGTCATTGCACATAGATATATGCTCATTAACAGTATCTCTTAAAATAACTCCAGAGCGAATTTCTTTATTACCACAATCACAGCGGCAATTCCAGAGAATTTCTCCTTTATTATTACGCCCAGCAAAACTCTCAACAGTTAATTTCCCATAACGATTTCCCCGCTCGTCTTTTGAATGACTATCTAAAGGACATTTATAACCAAATTTTTGGCTATAATAACGAATTATATATAAAGGAATTTCTATATTAAAATATTTTTGTAAATTTTGATTTGTTAATGCTTCATCACACATCTCTTTCCATTTTTGCGGAGTTATTTCTTTAAATAACTCCGCATATTTGTTTCTCATTTAAACCAGTCAAAAAAAGAAGAAAATAAAATTGGGATATCATCAAAAGATTGAGATGTATAATGATAACTACCAAATTGTTTAATAAAAGCTTCAAGAACTTCTTGATACTTCTTCTGCGCGGCAACCATAGCCTTTCGAGCTTCTTCAACCTCAGCAGCACGAGCCTTACGTTCAGCAGTTAGCTTTTCCTGCTTTTCCTTTGCTTCGCGCTCAGCACGCTCACGACGAATCTTTTCACGATTCTGCTCTTCCTTGACCTTAAATTCGGCTTCTAAACAAGCCTTTTCTGTGTCATAAAATGACTTTGTTACATCAGAGTAATACTTCATAGTTCCTCTCCTATTATACTTGCGCAGTTCCTATCCTGCGTTTTATTATGTTGAAAGGAATTTCATGACTAAATGCCCGTAGACGAGAGCTATCTTACTTTCCCTTTCAACATAATAATTATAACAAAATTTTTACTTAAAGTCAAATATTAAATTTCTTTCCATCCTGCTGGATATACTGCCGGAGACCAAACATTATTATTAATAAGAGATTCATAATTCTTACCTTCAAAAGAAACTTTATCACCTATCATATAAGCATTTGTGCTATCTGGCTACTCCCATTCTGGAATAATAGTTGGTTCTGGAATAAGAACCCGCGCCCATAAACTTGGTGTCGCGGAAGGAGTCCAAGAAGCTTGCGCCGCGTGATTTTGTAAGCACTTATATAAAATATTTTCATATCTTACTTTATCACCAATAAAGTATGCTGCTTCTTCATTCCATAAAGGGAAAAGTTGAATAGCCTCTAATGCATCAGCATCATCAAGAGATAATGCGGCTTTCTCTATGAAAGGACGTAATTTTTGCGCCAATTCTACTAATGTCATATATTATTCCACCCCCAAAAGTATTTTGGTGGCTTCTAATTCTTCACGAAGAGAATTGATGTTTGCATTATTTTGTGCCATTAAAAGAATATATTCATCTTTTGAATAACAAACATAATTATATTTAAAACCAGTAATTTCATGGTCTTCTATTGTTTCAGTATATTCTTCTATATTAGAAGCAATAAAAACACTATTTGAGGTTATTTCAATTTCTTGAGGGCGAAAAGAACTTTTAACTATACCAAAGTTTTTCATTATTAATCGCCTCCTACCTCATTTTCCCATTTAGTAATATTTGCCAGATATATTGGATCAGCAATATTTGGAATATACATTATACGAGCACTATATGTGCGGGCATAGAAATCATATGCATAATCTATACCATAATAGAAAGGTCCAGCATATTCAGCAGAACTATTTTTCCCACCCACTACGCAGCACTTATCATTAGAAGTAGAAGTATTTACATAAGTAAAATCTCCTACTGGAACAGCGCTATTAGCATTACTACATTCAGTTGGAATAAAAGCCCAAGGCATATCTGCATCATAACCAAAGTGAGAAATCCAACTTGAAGTTTCTGGCACCGCGCTATTAAAAATAGTGTTATTTATAGTTAAATAATTATTAGATAATTTAGTTTCTCCTACAAAACGCCAGATATTTCCATATGGATTTTCAAATCCACGATAGCTAATTGCACACTTACCATTTACATCAAAAGTTTCACTAATTCCATTATGAGTTTGAGTAGAAGATGCGGCCATACCGCTAGTAGAACCTAAATTAGAAGTAGAACCAGTTAAGCTGCTACTATTTAAAGTAGAATAATCAGGAGTATTTACTATACCAAGATAAAACGCAGATTGTAAGTTAAGAGAACCATATTCAATAACCATTAGCATTTGATTAACAGATTCTGCGGCGAGATTTGTAAGTTTCCAACCGGTACCACGATTGGCTGCAAGTGTTTCTGCGGCAGAAACTGTAAAAGCTTGTGTTGTGCCAGAAATTGGCTTTGCATTTGCAATAGAACTTAATTTATCAATGTTGAAAGATACATTTTGGCTATCTGTAGTATTATAAGTGTTTAATGTTGAATTATAAGCACAACCTTCATAAGCAGAAAGTAGCGCATAGTCTATTTCATATCCATTAGCGTCTATGAAAAGAGGATGGAGTTTGAAACCTGCTTGTTTTATGTTAGAAACTAATAGAACTTCTTTATTAATTAAAATACGGTTATTATTAGTTTTAGTTACTTTTAATGGCATTTTAAGATAGTAGAACTTTGGTTGATAAACCATAACTTGGCCTATACTACCATCTTCTATATAATTTTGGTCACCATAAAATGCTACAATTTCACCATCATCATTAACAATACAACGTCTGCGGCCACCAAACATAGGATAAGCATTAAAATCTTGACCCGCATTAAGTCCAATAGCACTTTGAATACGTTCAACTGTTTTATTATCATAATCAATTTCTACACCAACAGCATTTATTGCTTCATAAGTGCCGAGTAAAATTTCACTTTTAATTAAACTTTCTTCACTTGTTGTGCTTGCAGTTAGATTACCATTTTCTCCTACTACTACTAAACTCCCTTGATCCGCAGAAGAGAAATTACCAGATACATTTCCACTACCACTACTGCTACCGCTGATTTGAATATTATTAATTTGAGTTTCTAAATCAATTTTTTGAGTGGCTAAAGCATTTGTAATTGCTTTTTGCGTCATACTACCATCTTCATTTTGACCAGTAGTAGTATAATTTTTAGTTATGTCATATGTTGTATCTGTATTATTTTTTCTTACTTTTACGCGCTTGCCCTTATAAGAAGAGGTATTATTATCTTCTATTATTGTATCTGTAACAGCATTTCCTGCGGCAGTAATAGCATTTTGTAATTGACCATCTATTGCTGCGCTTTTTGTATTAATTGCGTTAGTAATTGCATCTGAAAAATCTGCTATCATAGAATTATCTGTAACAGCAAGAAGATTATCATATGTATTAGCAGCAGTATTTGCGCGAGTAACAGCCGCAGTTGCTGTTTCACTTGCTGTTTGTGCCGCAGTATTTGCCGCAGTTGCGGTTTCTAATACAGCATTTACATTATTAGTAGCAACTTCTGCGTCGTGAATAGCTTGGCGTGCTTGGCTCATAAGAGGTGCCGCATCGCCTGTTGCGGCTTTTTTACCTAAAATAATATCTAAAATATCCATAGTATTCCTCCTTATACAGCATGCCATTGTTTTTGACTATCAGCAATATAAAATTCAAGACCAGTAGTACCATTTACCACTATACAAGTAGAACCAAGAGTAATGGTGCTTTTATCTATATCATTCATATCTGTGATAGTATCACAATAATGTTCATATGTGATTTGATTATCTATTGAGCCGCGCTTTGTTATTATATGCATAAAATCATCTCCTTATATTGAATTTATATAAGTATTATAAATTTTCTTCAAGTGTATAACTTTCATTATATAAAGGTAATTGAAGAGTAAATAATGAATTATTAGCACTATTTTTAAAAGTAATTAAACCATTATTATCTATTGAAGCAGAGGTTGCAATTGCGGCAGTAGCAACACTAATACCTTGTTCTATATGGTTTAAATCGCTTGTTTTTATAAACTCACGACTTTGCCAAGTTTTTGGAGTATATGTAGCCATTTTATCCCTCCTTAATCAAAAAATAAGAGCCAGAATAGCTCTTCTTTATAAAAAAGTAATTGTATAAAGAGGCTATTCTGGCATTTTTATTTCATTATTCAATTAAAGTCCAACCAGCTGGATAAGCTTCTGGTGACCAAATATTATTATCAATTACAGATTGATAAGTTTGTCCATTATAGATTACTTTATCTCCTGTCATATAAGGATTTGTTGAATTTGGTTGAGACCATTCTGGAATGATTTCCTACCCCGGTTCTTCGGTAGGAGTTTCTTCTTCTGTTTCAATTAATTGCCATCCTTGTGGATACATATCTGGCACCCAAACATTATTATCAATTAAAGATTCGTATATTTGTCCATTGTAGATTACTTTATCTCCAGTAAGATATGGATTGGTAGAAGAAGGTTGACGCCA